ATCTTCATTTGTTTCACCTATTGGGAATACTTTTAATTCTGATGTAAGTGTTGAACCTACACTATCTAGTTCTATATAATCCGAACCATTTAACCAAACTGCTTTATTTTTTAAACTCATAACTTTTTCTCCTTTATTATCATTTCTAATCATACTATAATATACAAAGAATCTGGCTAATAACCAAGCTTTTATCGTGTTTTAATTGTAACAGTTTGTAACAGGTTTGTTACTGAGGTTTTGTGGAGCTGATAGGATTCGAACCTACGACCTCTTCGGTGCAAACGAAGCGTTCTCCCAACTGAACTACAGCCCCAATGAATTATTTTTCTTTTACAACTTCAAATATATTATCAAAATTACTTTCATTCATTTGTTTTCTTTGTAAAAAGAATAATTTGGCTTGTTTCAAACTGACAGCTTGTATTCTATCAATCTGTTCTTTTGAAGATTTTAAAACTAATTTATACATTAGATTAACCCTTCTTTTTTGAATTTAGAGTTCCATTTCTTCCAATTCTTTTGTCCGAAGTCTTCAGCTTCTATCTCAAACTTGTTGTCTTTATATTCGTCTTGGTCTTTAGCTATTCTGTAGTTCATCTCCATTTCATACATTTCCTTGAACTTCTTCCAACCATATTTCTTGGAATCCATAGCGTGATAGATTTCGTGAAGTATTGTAATCAAGAACTGTTTGACTTGACTTGATTTTATTGTCTTATACCGTGTAGATAACTCCAATGTGCCGGTATCAACATTGTAGTGTGCATGTTCTTTCATTGATTTCATTTTAACTCTGACATTACCAACTTTGTATTTTTTTAGTAAAGTCTTAATCATTTGACTTTTGTTTGCTTCTGATATAAATTCTCGTATTAACATTATTTACTCTTTATCACATGTTTCCAACGGCTACCACTAAATTGCGGTTCATCATTCCCATCCGAATCTAAATATGGACTGTTTTGATGTATACCAATTGTACTACCTGATATTTCAGATGGGTTATCAACATAATCTTCTACAACCTTTTTAGCTTCATCTATTATTTCTTGTTGTAGTTTTTCTAATTCTTCTTTTTCTTTTTTTGTTAATTCTTCACTCATTATAAAAAACTCGCACTTACTTGATTATATGTAACCCACCAAAGTTTTCCACTTCTGTCTTGAACTTGTAATTTACTTTCATTGAGAGCTTCAACTTTAACAATTGTATTTTTATACAACATACCATTCACAGATGGTATATCTTGTTGAATACAAACTCTTTTACCTATACTTAATACTGTACCTTTAATATCTTTCATCACATCTCCTATTTACAAAACTTTTTAGCACTTGGAAAATATGCATTAAATGAATAATAACAATTAGCACATAGTAACCTAATGTTGTCGTTTAACCAATTCTTACTGTCACCATCTTTGAAATCTATACCCAAACATACTTTCTCAGTAGCCAAGTTAGTTTCGTTATACCCACAATGGTGACAATCATCTGTCCAATAACCTTTATCAATCAACTCTTTCTTTACAGTCGATTGACTCCACTTTCTTGGAACTTTTCGATTACCTAAGATAATCTCTTCTACATTTGTCGTTCTTGTAGCCCAACCTTTTGTAATACCTAAACCAACTTGATTCTTATGTTGTTCAAATATCTTATAATATCTAGCCCATTTTCTGTAAGTCGTGTAACATACATTCATCCATCTGGCAGCAGCCATATTAGACTTGGTATGTTTCTGAGCCTCCAATATCATATTCTTGGTTATGACTTTCCGTCTACCTGGTATATTTAGTGGACGATTAGCACTCATTATATTCTCTGAAACACCTTAGTTTTTGGTTGAAAATTATGAAGTGTTTGACTTTTTAAATTCAAACCTTGTGTCTGATTTGATTTTCTCCAGGGGTTAGATTCTTCTGGTCTATCAGTTTGCCAAAATAATTCATCTACTTCTAAATCACCAAAATAATATTCTTCAAAATCTATACTATTTACACCAGCTGGATTATACCTATCATTTACTTGGTTATTAATAGCCATTATACTTCTTCCCAACCAGCTGATTTTTCTACTATACCTGCTATAGCTTGAAACTCATCTTTAACTTCTTCAAATATATTTAGTTCTCGATAGTCACCATCTATATTTTTTGATTTTTTACCCCTTGGCACAAAAACATTTTTATCCAATTTATCAAACATTGAATCTAATGCATTTTTGATTATTTGTATTTCTTCGTAACCTTCTTTACTTATCTTAGACATTATTTGTCCTCCTGTAACAGTTGTTTTTCTTGTTGTTCTTTTTGTTTATCATACATATCTTTTGTATGTTTTCCGATAAATTCATTTACATCAACATTAAGTCTTGTTAATTCACTTAATGCTAAATCTTTTACAAATTGATTCTCTTCTGAATCAATTATTGTTGTCATTAATTGTGTTATGTAATTTCCTAATTTATTCATCTATTTTTACCTTTATGCTATCTAACCATTGATGTCCATAATTATCATAATATCCTACCCAAATGGTAGCTATATCTCCCACATTACCCTCATATACACTCATCATTTGATAAGCATATCCATCACTACTTGAATAACTAGCACCATTTACTACTGGAATGTTTTCACAATAATCCCAAGTACAACCATCAAATGATACATTCGTTGTCCACCCCAAATATTCCAAGTCATAACCAACATAAGCTCTTAGTTTAGTAAATGTCTGTATATCTCCACCATTATAATCTAAATGGTAATAACCATTTTCATCCATTGGTAAGTCAGGTGCTTCTAATTCTAAATAACAGTAATCACATACTGCATTTGGATTTTCACAACCTACAAACAGTACACATAGTATTATATATATAAATATACGATTAATCATCTTTTTTAACATATTTCTTCTTTCTCCTTTTGTTCTTAGCTTCTTTAATAGTTTTTCTCTTTTTAACTCTTTTTTGTTTTTTTCTATCTTCTCTAACATCATCATAATTTAAATAATCTATCTTAGACATTTTGTTCTCCTATAATATACAACACTTTACGCATTAAAGTCAAGCTTTTTCTTTTATTTATCATCTACTACTGCCCTTCCCTTTAATTCTTTCCAATCTTCTTCTGGTCTTACTTCTAAATTAGTTTCCCAAACCCCCTTTAATGTGTTTAGTGGAATATCTAATTCTTGCATAAAATGCACCATCGCTTGTATATCTTTAGGAAAACAACTTCCACCGAATCCAAATTTACCATCAGGACCTGGAACATTTAAATGTGAATGCCCGATTCTACCATCAAGTGAAAAACCATCTACAGCATCTTCCCAATTAGCTCCTATTTTGTCTGATAGTTTTTTCATTTCATTCATATAAGAAACTTTTGTTGCAAAGAAACAATTACACATATATTTAATCATCTCAGCAGTTTCAAAATTAGTTTTGATTACAGGTATGTAATTACCAAATCTCCATTGATATAGATGTTCTACTGAAATGCAATCTCCCCAACTACCACCCAATACAAACCTTGATTGATTTATAAAATCTAATTTTGCAGACCTTTCAGTAAGAAACTCTGGATTAAATACTATTCTTAATTTTGGATGTTTTAATTGTATTTTTTTAGTTGTACCAGGTAATACTGTAGACCTTAATAACAATACCGGTGTACTATCCTTTTCACAGCACTCTTCTATATTCTCAAATACATTATAAACTATATCTAAATTTATTGAACCATCTTGATTTGATGGTGTTGGTACTGATATAAATATATAATCTGAATCATTAACTACTTCACTTAATGTATGAGTTGCTTTATCATCTCGTTTATCATATATTTTAATGTCATCTAAATCACAACCTGTTTGTGGTGAAAATCCAAACGCAACTGATGAACCTACAAATCCATTTCCTATAATGCCTATTTTATACATTTTTATTTTCTCCTATCCATTTTAATATGTATTCTTTTAAATTACCTTTTGGTTTATATCCTAACAAATTTTCTGCTTTTGAATAATCACATAAAGTTACATCATATTCACCAGGTCTTGCAGAAACATATGTGGTTTCATAATTAAACATATTAGCAACTTCATTTATAGAATAATTTTTACCACTACCTAACTCAAATATTTCACCTGCATATTCTTTATTTATACATCCAACTATACCATCAACAATATCATCAATGTGAGTAAAATCTCTTTTTTGTTTACCATCACCAACAATTGTTAATGGTTTATTATTCAAATATTGATTTTCAAAAATACCAATAACAGTAGCATATGTTCCATTTCTTATGTGGTATGAACCATAAACATTATAAAATCTACATATTGTTGTATTTAATCCATAAATCTCACTATATAATTTACATAACTCTTCCCCACCATATTTAGACCAAGCATAAGGACTACCATACAATCCGTGATGTTTTGAACTTGAACCTGCATATATCACAGTAGTATTCTTTTTACGAGCATATTCTAATACATTTAAAGTACCATCAAAGTTATTCTTTATAGTTTCACTTGGATTTTTTATAGATGGTTGTATTCTAGCAAGAGCAGCCAAATGAAATATCACATCAAACTCTTCTTTCCAATCATCAAACTTTTCTGTAATATCTACATCAAAATAAGTACAACCTTTTTGTCTATTATCTTTAAAACCTGTAGAATAGTTATCAAATGAAACTACCTCATACTCATCTTTTAATAATCTTTTTATTAGATTAGTTCCTACAAATCCAGCACCGCCAGTTACTAACGCTCGCATTTAATTAACTCCTCTTCGTATGTTTTAATTTTATTTACATTTATCTCAAATACATCCAATTCAAAACTACCAACTTCTAATTCTTCATCATTAGCAAGTATCTCTGATAACTGTTGGATATATTGAAAACTCTTATTTGTAAATTTACTACCATCAAATCTAATTTCTATATCATTTATAACTATATTCTTCATTGGATTTACTCTCAGACTTAAATCAAATAAAGTGTTTGGTTGTTCTTTAAGAATATATCCTTCTCTGACTGCATCATCCACATATATATCTGAACACCAGGGTTCTAACAACTCTAATAACTGTTCGTTACAATTCTTAACCACAAATCCCACATCATACTTTGGTGGTACAATAGGTTTCAACAGAGCATCGTGTTTGACAAAGTGACCCCACTTACGAATAAAGTTACGAGTACTTCTTTGATTTTGTTTTAACCACTCATCTGTTTCTCTATTCTTCATAAATACTTCACCATTTGGATTTCTTTTAGCACCATCAGCAAATCTTGAACCTCTACAAGTCATATGATACACAAAACCCTCCCAAGTCTGAACAAACTTATATCCAGCCAAATGGAATCTATTAAATATATCTGAGTCTTCTTTTGATTGTGGAGCATACAATGGGTCGTGTCCATTAATCTTTTGGAAGTCTGATTTATATATAGCCCACGGCGCAAATATTCCTTCTGTAGTTTTACCTGTGTCTTTAAACTTATCTAAATCTCTCAGTAATTGTTGTTCATCAAACTCTTCAGGTTCAATACCATAGTCAGCCAATATCTTTTCTGGACCATCTGGATGTAATGGTGGTTCAATTCTGGTAGCACTAACTACAACACCTTTCTTGATGTGCTTATTTACTTCCACATCAAGTCCTGGCAAAGCATACATATCAGCGTGGTATATCATAACAATATCGTTGGTAGCATAATCGTTAACCAATGTATCATATAGAATCGTATGTCCTAATCTTGTAGGGCCTTCGTTTCTATGTATCTTAACACCTTTATCTTTTTTTGCAATCTCTTGCATCCACCCCCAAGTTCCATCATCTGAAAAATCATCAGCCATACATATCTCGTGTATGTATCCTAAATTCTTTCTGATAGAATTATAAGACCATTGTAAGTATTTTAAATTGTTTCTACTTGGTTGTATAAAACTAATTGGTTTCATTTATTTTCCCTTTATACTATATTATAATACCCACCAATATCAAATGGAATTTTTGTATTGATAGTTAAATGATTACTGTTTATATATCTTGATTTAGGTATAACTCTAAAATCAAAACTGACTCTTGTATGTGAAGTTAAATTATCTTTGTTACCATGCATTAAATTAGAAGCATCCCATTCAACACAATCACCATAATTGGAATCAAATGATATATAGTCACCCTTATCTTCTTCAGTTTCAGCCCATATTGTGTTTGTTCCATATGCTTTTGTCAATGGAAGATAATAATTTGTTTCTCTTACTTTTTCTGCCCATTCGACATTTCTATAATGTTTATCTTTATGAAATTCACCAACTGATACATTATTAGGTAAATGAACTCTGAATGTTGGTATTTTTTGATAAACAATTTCTTCACCATATCTTGGCTTAATAACATCTTCTAAAAATTTTATATAAATAAAATTAAAGGATTCATCTGAACGGATATTATTATAAAACTTCTTGTGCCAAATTGTAGATTGGTCATTTTCTCTTTCAAAGTGTTTGTATTGTTTAATTT